TTGATGGCAACGCCATCGAGCGAACCACCAAAATGGCCGCCATGGGCTTGAACACGAAACTGACGTCCAGTCTCGGGATCGACTTCCAGCACAGTCGCACCGGTGCGTCTCAGGTTCAGCACAAGGCGCGCCTCCTCCAGTTGACCGGTTTCAAACAAGCGCAGAAGTCGGCCTGGGTGCTTGCTGCGCGTGACCCAGCGAAAGTCGTACCAAAGCGCACGTTCGCATTCCTTGCCAATGAGGGACGCGCCAAGGTGGCTGCGAAACCCATCACTGGCATCTGCTTCATAGCCTGAGAAGATGGCCTCGCGGGTAAGGCTTGTGATGGCGGGCAGTTCAGCCATGGTTTCCTCCTTGGCTCGCGTGTAAGTCACGCGCACGCTGCACCAGGCCCGCCCACTCTTGGTCATTGCAGTTTTCACGCACCACTTCAATCAAGGTGTCTTTAAAGGCATCACGGTGATTGGGCGCAGCGCGTTTATCAAAGGTCGCAAGATGCACAGTCACCTGCGCCAGCTCCTGCTGCTTTAAACGCAGCGCGGTTTTGGCGCGGTGGAACCAGGCAGCATCAAGCGTCTTCTTCTCCGTTTGCCGCCGAATGTCAGTCGTTGCGATCTGAATACGAATGGAAGCAATATCGCCTTGCAGCGCAGCCATTCGCTCCCGACAGCCCTGCGCAGAGTCCGGCAGGTGAACCGGCTCAAGCGCGTGTTGATGCAATGTGAAGTGTTCGTGCATGCAGTGGGACCTCAGGCTTGGCGCTTCCAGGGCAGTCCGTTGGCAGCAGGCGTTGCTGTAGCAACGGCAGGACGCGCTGGCGGGTTGGCTGGACCAGTGCTGAATGTGGGGGCGTTTGCAGCCTGACCGCTGCGAGGCAGGTAGCGGACCGAGTTGCTCTCGCCATACATGCCCTTCGGGGGGCGCACACGCACATCAGCAATCAATGGAATGAGGTGCAACTGCTCCGAATTGCTGACCTGCAACTTGCCAACGGCACGGCAGATAGATGACAGCGTGCGCTGTGCGATTTGCACAGCATCTGCATTGGCATTGATGAGGTTCAGGCGATCAAAGAGCTTGCGGCCTGCGTACTGCCCCTCAATGACATCCACCTCAAGGTAGAGGTACTGGCCCATGCCGTCTTTGGTTGCACGCATTTCGCTTGCAACAATTTGGGCGAGGTATTTACCGGGTGGCAGGACTTCGTAGCCGCTGCTGGGTTCAACTGAGGATGCGTCGAAAGTTTGTCCGAATGAAGCCATGGTGTTTTCTCCTATTTCAATTTCAGGTGGTGAGGTTGGTGGGGGTGACTGGGTTGGCGATCAGCATGGGCTTGATCACATCGGGCATGGCCTGGGCAAAGGACTGCCAGTCCAGTGGCAGGGTCTCTGGAAGGCCATAGCGGTTCTTAGCCAAAAAGGCTGGGCGCTCGGCGGTGTGAATCACCCGCTCGCCCGAGCCCATGGCGCGGTTTACTTTTTTGTTGAAGCCGACATCGGCCTTCACGGTGGAGATGCGGTAGTTGGCAAAGAGCACGATGTCGGAGTGCTCCTGCATCAGCGCCGCTGCGCGGGTGTGCAACTTGATGACGTACCGGTCATAGGGGTCGTGCTCGGGCGAGTCAAAACGCTTGATGTCGGTGTGCGCGATTTGCACAACGGTCATGCCACGGTCGTCACGCAGTGCGTTCAGGCCGTCGATGTACTGACGCCATAGGCTCAAAGCGGCCACGTAGCCTTTGCCGTACCCGGCATCTTCAATCGATCCCCAGCCGTTGTCGCGGCAGGCCTTGCCCCAAACCAAGGGTTCAAGCCAGTCCACGCTGTCGATCACCACGGTTTTGAAGTCATGGTCTTCGGTATACAGCGAAGCCAGTGACTCAAGGACTTCTTCAAACGTGCGGGCCAAAGGGAAGTTGGCTGCTGGAATTGTTCCCAGACCGTCTTCCGTTTGCACGAAAACAGGCTTGTTCGCTTCTGCGGCGAAGGTGGTCTTACCAACGCCTGCAACACCGTGAATCAGAATGCGGGGTGGCTTGGGCGTATTGACGCGGGTGAGTTGTGCAAGTGAAATGGCCATCACACACCCCCACCAAAGTGACTGTCGTTGGCAGCGTCGGGGATTTCTCCGGTCTTGATCTGCTCGAGCTTGTAGCTGGGCTTGCCCGTTTTGAGCGTGCGTGCAGGCTCGAATAAATCTCGGATGCCGGGTGGCCAGGCGGTGTACTTGGACTCGGCGACTTTGATTTCGATGCCGACATAATTCTCCGGGTCCTCGCCCCATTTACGCAGCGCTTCCACGGCTTCTTTGAGCTTGACCTGGTTGTATTCAGGGCGCTTAGGCAAATCGGCGACGACCATGTAGCCATCGACCTCAAAGCGCACAGTGCCGGTGGACTTGCCAGCCTCTTGGCGAAGCTGTTGGGCATGACCACCCAAGCGACTGTGCAAGGTGGACTGCAATGCGTTGAGGTACAAAGCGGCAGTGTCTTTGGCAGCAGTGACCTGTTTGATCATCCGGTCAAGGTCTTGCAGCGGGAGCTTGTCCAGCTCATTCATGTAAAGCTGGCCTATTTCATCCAGCACTTCTGGTTCGGGCGTCATGGGTGCTCTTTCTTTCAGTGGGGCTTTGGGTTGCTTGGAGCCATCTGCGCGATACGCAGCTGGGTACGGATTTCGGTGGGCTTCAGAGGGGAACTGGAGCGCATGGCCATGTATCGGTAGTGGTCATCGCCCACCTTTTGGCTAAAGAGGTGAACCAGCCCAAGTTCACAGGCGATCCAGGCGCGCCGTGCGACAGAGTGAATACGGGCGCGATCTTTGGTGGTCAGGTCGCTGCTTGTCTCAGAGCGATCGCGCAGCAGCAGGCCCTCGTGGTACTGAATGCAATGGCCAACCAGCGCACTAGCCACCCAGTCACACAGATTGGCCTCCGACAGTTTTTCAATAGGGACGTAAACCGGCTGCAACGCTGCGCGGCCAATATCCACACCCAGACCCAAGTGGCTGCGTGAGGTTTCAATTAGGTCGTTTTTGTAATTCATCAAATCTCCGGGCGTGAGTTGGCCTACCACCGCTGCCCAAGGGGGCGCGGAGTTTGCAGGTGTTAAAGGTTTTTACTGAACGAGGTGGGCGTTTTTCTCAGCCACCCCGCGATCGGTCAGGCGGCAGTCCTGATACCGAACATGCGAAGGTGCATTTGCAGTTCGGCGACGCGGCGGTAGAAGGTGGCGGTAGACATACCGCAGGCTTTGGATGCCGTGGGTAGGTCCTGGTGCGAAGCAAGCAAGTCCAAGAGTTCGGCTTGTTCTTCGCTCATGTGCGCCAGTGCTGTCTCCAGGTCGTGGAGAGTGTTGGAGTTTGAAAAGAGATCGTCGTCCCCATCAAACCATTGAGATCGGTGATTTGATCCACTTGAACCGATCGGCGCAGCATCGTCGTCATTGGCCGCGTCCTGCGTCTGGTCCATTCCTTGTCGTACTTGGCTGATGTTGACAATCTCCAGCGTGTCAACGTCTTCACCCGAGGCAAAGGTCAAGCGCTCTCTGTCTGTCTTGCGGGCCTTGAGAAATTCGGCGGTTCGGTGCTCGGACACAAAACCGGTAAATGTGCCGGGGCTGCCCTTCTCGGGATTAAATTGAGCCTCACGTTCGAGAAGGTCAAGCAAGATTTCCTGATACAGGTCTTCCCGCTCCGAGGGGCTCAGCCGGGCAGAAACCGCTGCTCTGTATGTGCGGGTCTTGGCTGCATTGATTGCAGCCCGGAAGTAAGGGTCGTTGGCCGCATCGCGGATGATGCGGGGACTGCGCATGGCAGTCGTGTATGAAGTATTTTCCTGTCCGTCTTCGAATTGCAACATGTCATCACCTTTTTCGTTTTCGTTTACATGAAGCCATTGGACCGGGGTTACTTCATGAAATCACCGCAAATGCGGTAAGCACTACCGCAACTGCGGTAGCAGGGTATGTATTTGGGTTACTGGTCAAGGCTCTTCTTGGCATCTGCGAACTTGGTTTCAAGCCCTCGTTTTGAGATTCCAGGCTGGTTCCCAAAGTTAATAACTAGTGCTTCAATCACAGATGCTTGGTTTGAGAACACCGAATGTGCTTTACCTGCAGGGCTTTTCATCAGGAACAAGTTCAGCATTCCACCGATGATGTTCAGGTAAGTGGTCTCAGCTCTGAGCCCAAGTTCTTTGGCGGGCTTAATCTGTTCAGTGAGTTTTGCTTTTTCGACAACCAACTCGTCACGCTCGCTCCTCAACTTACGGTACTCATCGGCAGCTTTTTCAAGTCGTGCCCGTAATCCATCGCGTTCGGCTTGCAATGCCTGGTAGGCATCTTTATTGATGGCTGTATGGGTGTTGCGCTCGATTTCGTCAAACAGGAACTTAGGCTTGTCAGACGGGAACTGCGCCGCAATCCAGTCCTTGAGGTGTTGCCGAGAAATGTGACGTCGCTCTGGGGCAACGTGTTCTTCTTTGGGCACGACTTTTCCGTTCTCCCTGCTGTAAGGAAGAAGTCCAGTCACGATTGCGTCATGGATCGCCCGGCACCTCGGTTCGAGGCAGTTGATGTATGGGTGCTTCAAAACGCCCCTTGCGACTTCCGTGGACAGTGCCAGATGTTCTTCCACTTCACCTGGCTCGATGCCACACCACAACGCTGCAGCAACCGGCACGCGATACACCGTGAAGTAAGACTGGACTGCTTCACAACTGTCGTTTTCCCATGTTTTTTTCATATTTGTCTCTTTTCATTTATGTGCCTGTGGTGGCGCTACGGTTATGTTGGGTTGCTGTCTTCTGCAGGCTTTGCGGGTTCCATGTCGCTTGCGCCAATAGCTATGGCACGTGTCTGCAGCTCCCTAAACATGCCCTCCTGAATGCGATCCTTCAGGTCCCACACCACCTTGTGTGGGTTGAAGAGCAACACATAGTGGTGCGCGCCAGTGGGGCCTTCCTTGGCATCGATAAAGCCCAACTCAACCAAGGAGCGCATCCGGTCTTTCCAGGTGCTCAATGCCCTCTCGCCGGTAAATCCGGACTCAAACGCCAAGGTCATCGGGTTGTCGATTGCTAACAGTGACTCGTCAAAAGTGCGGCACCACAAAACGAAATAGACCATGCCTGCTGGTTTGTTCTTGGTCAGCGAATCGATGATGTTCATGATCAAGGGCATCGTGCGGGGGATGGTGGTGAAGCCCTTCACCAGCTTTCGGTTCCAGAGCTTTTCATCGTCCAGGTCTGGCCAGCAGCTGTCACGCAGCGCTTTGGCCTTTTCTTGGCCCTTGGAGATCTTTTTGGCGTTTGATGCAGCGGACATTTGGTTTTCCTTTGAGTTTTCGATTTCAGTGCCCAAATTCTAGGGCCAAATACTTGAACTCGCCATGATTAAAGCAGCGCTTTTGACGCCCAGTGCTCGTCTAATATAGGTAACTCAGATGTTGAGTTAATTATTTTTGTCGCTTTCAAAGTAATTCAGATGCGCAAAATATTGCATCAAAAAATCACTTTTCCTATTTAAATCAATAGCTTATAAAATT